ACGTATAGCTTGGAATACCACCTGGCTCTAGATAGAACCAAAATCTATTTTGTAGTTTAGGTTCGTAATTTCTCCAAACTAAATCTTCTCGTGCCATTTAAATCTCCTGTAATGTTACTTATCTATAAATATCACATGCTGGTCTTTTTTATATTATTAGTTGAACGAATACTTTTGTTTTCCCAAACAATTTTAACGTCATAACCGCCTTCAACAAGTCGTTCTTCACGCTCTCTATCTCTATCCCACAATTCAGACGCAGTCATTTTAGTCGATTTATTATAATAATCCTTTTCGTAGTACTTTGGATTGCAGTGCCAATAATCACCATAGTACTCGATAATCTTATTGATACTAGGTATAAATATATCTACAGACGCGCCGACATCACGTAAATAATGTTCGAGTATGGCATCTGGATATTCTTGTTTAACTTTTTCGTATAGGTTTCGTTGGCCTTTGCTTATTCTCTTGCCGTTCGACCTGCCTAGAAAAAATGTATTTGAAACACCATACCGGTTTTTACATGTTTCAATGTATTTTTCAAAATTATTGTAAGTTGGATCGCCGTATCGCTTTAATTTAGTACGCTTAGCCTTTTCTGAATTTACATAAGTAGGATCCCCATATTTTTCCTTTTTAGTTTCTTTAGATTTTTCTAAGAAATCGGGTGTTTGATAAAAATAATCTACCCCGTATAACTCCCTGTTTGACCGTATGTTAGACGCCACCCGCTTTTCATTACATTCACTAGTTTTACCATATTCAATACGACACTCGTTACTGCAAAATCGCCTAGTATTGATCTCACGAGTTTTAAACGTAGAATTACACCATTCGCATGTATTTACGACCCGTTTAACCCTCTTAGATCCTCCAGAACAATCATACGAACAGTATTTACTATATCCTTTAAATAGCGACTGAAATGTACACGTGTTATGGCATGTATTTGAATAACATATTGAATCGGATTCCCCGTTTAAATACTTATATACTTTTTCAGAATATGAACTACCGTCCACATTATGTAGCAACCACTCGTATATTTCTGCGTGTTGATTTTTTAATACAGTAGATACGTTACATGGATGCTTATCTATAATATCTTGTATTATGTTTTTAGGATTACACACTAAAAGCCGCGCCTGAAGGTAGGACATTGAAATCAATAATTATAAACTCAGAGGTACGAACCGGTTGGATATATATCTGTCCAACCAACATATTTCTATCGATAATATCCGGGCTATTGTTAGTTTCATCCATCACAACTCGGAATGCAAAAATGCCTTGCTGAGACTGTACTTCATTCAAATATGGATTAACCGTACTTAAAAATCTACGTCTAGTTGCTACGGTATTCTGTTCAAATACTAAGAACTTTGAGGTTGACGCAATAAACTTCTTAAGATTAATAAGTAAGCGTCTAACGTTAACGCGGTTTAATGCAGAATCTTTGTTTTGTAGAGTTTTTTGACCCCATGCTACCACACCTTGCCCAGAAAACCTAACAATTGGATTAACCTTTCCTTCATATAGAATATTTCTAGATGTATGGTTAAGCTTCTTAATTGCAGATGTTACTCCAGGAAGTCCACCCCTATTAAAACCTGCAGGTGCAAACCATTCGCCGCCTAACCGGTCATTCTGAGCAAATACGCCTGGCATTACAACGGATGGGGGTACCGTTAATAGTTTGTTTGTATTAACATCCAATAATTTAACCCATGGGTAATACGTAGCAGTATAACTACTGTCTACTAATTCAGCCTGAGCCAACACATCATCTTCCGTTCCAGACGACGTTACTAGATCTGCAATATAAAAACAATCTGCCCGTGTTTCACAAACATCAATTGCCTTTGTCGTTACTGTAGGATGTAGACTTCTAACAATACCAGGAGTAACGAGCAAATTAATGTCAAACTCATCTTCGTTTGATATTGCGTTAAGCGCACGAGTATAAGCAACAGAACCACTCGATAGCGCAGTTGAACAATCGAACCCAATGGTATTTGTAGCAGTAATGTCATCACCAACAGATTTACTAATTGTTGGATTCATGCCGTCAAATCCACCCTGGAATCCAACCATAAACCGCCTCTGTTTTAGATCGGTAGATGTTTGAGTGGATCCTGTAAGTTCTAGGCCAAGACCATTTGCACCAAGTGTTTCATCAAGTGAGAACGACACGTTGTTTCCATATGCAGCAGTTTCAGGAGTAGGGTTTAGATAATTTAAGTTATCACCCCTTGTAAAATCAAACCCGCTGTATGATGTATATGGAGATACTAGAGATGCTGTTGTGTATGTTACAACTGGTAGTGTAGATTCATTAACCGGCAGTGCCATCTTTTCAAAACCACACGGTATTGCTGTAACTGGATACGTATCTGAATCCTTTACTTCTACTCGAATATATTTTGAGTTATTTGTCCAATCTCCTGTTTCTGAGATATCGCCGTTAGTATCTACTGTTAAATCTCTGTCACCGATTACCCTAGCAATATATTTTGGAGAATCTGGGTCTAAGCTCACGCCTTGGAACGTTTCGAGCGCAACCGGTCTATTATCGGTATCTGAATAGTCACGTACAGTAATATTAAACGTACCGTAATCAGACCCTTGAACGGACCCGGCAACTCTGATCGAATCAACTGCAATCTTTACTCGTCTATTTGCATCATTACCATCTGTTAACGTATGAAATCTAAACAATTGATAACGTGTATTCGAAATCTTTTGAGATAAGAACCACGGAGTAGATGCACTGGTAATATCATAGCTATAGTCTACAGACGATAAAACACTTATAGAAGCAGTTACTGCAGGCGCAGAGGACCCAGTGTACGATGATAATTTATCATTGAATATTAAGTAGTTATATGCAGATTTTAATCCTAGTGCACTTTCACCAAATACATTCTTAATATAATTTTGTGCTTTTGGATCCAGAGACACGGAGTACTCTGTTGCGGCAACGTCTGACCCTGATAACAATAGTCGACCGGTTTCAACGTCTGAGTACCCAGACCCGCCTACATTTTGTAAGAATGACGCACTAGAAAATCCAGTTAACGTACTGTTTTGAGCCGTTGAATGTAAAACAGCCACTGTGTGTGTTGACCCGCTGAGAGTAACCTTCAGAGCAACTGCGTTCGATTGAACGTATCCACCTAAACCTCCTACGCGTACCACTGTCACTCGACCCCCTTGCCGCAAATAATCCTCTGCAACGTATTGTCCATAATGAACACCATCTGGAACTCCGTACATTGCTTGTAGGTCCGCTTGGGTTTCTACGGTTGTAGGAACAAACGCAGCACCTCGTGGAAACGCACCAACTACTGCTGCACCTATTTCACCAACTCCTTGTTGGATAAACGTTTGATCCTTTTCCCTGGTAAATACGCCCGGGCTGACAATTTTCTCCGACATTTACATTCTCCTTTTTAAAAAAACACTCTAAATCTGTATATTTATAGCAACAGAATACGCCACTTCTATTATAAATATAGACTAACGTATCCAAATAACAACTTAATAGGAAAATATTACTTAGCCGGGGTAAACTTTCCAGTTTCCAGGTCTAGATTACCCTGTCCATACCGTTCACTCAATGAATTAAATGTGTCTTGCTCTTGCTGAACAAGCCTGTTATACTCCGAAATGGTTTCATCTTCAGCCTTTTTAACAGTATCTTGAAGTGTTTGTAAACGAACTTTTTCAACGCTAATTTGGCCAAGCTTATTAACAAGTTCAGCGTATCTAGTTCTAATCGCCCGCAGTGCTCCTAAATCATCTTGTGAAATCTGTGTAGATCCCTGTACAGACCCATTACCTGTGGTTTCAGTTGGTTCGTCTACTACCTTTGCGTCTGTTAAATCCAATACGTTTTCGTTATTTTCCATTTTGTTTATTCCTCTATTTAGGGTTTTTATTTTGTTTATTTGGTATATACCAATCTTGTTGTATATAAATATACATGAACTTCTAAAACTCTTTGATTATCTTGTTTCCAATCTTTATTTTTACGTCATACCAGTATAACCAGCCAAATGCCCTAACTGATAAATAGCCAAAAAATCTACGAAATTTACCAACGCCCATCTGGCCCATCAGTCGTTTAAATATTTTATCCGCATCTCTGCGGCTGTATACCCGGTTTCCAATCCTACCTTTATTTACATATAAATAATCGTGAACTAGCGGTGCCGGTATCGATAACTCATAGGGAGAAACAACAAACCATAAAATTCTAGGCACCGACGCCAGATTAAATTTAAATCCGGCTGGCACGATTATTACATAATCATCGTCTACATATGCATAATCGTTGGTTGTGATCCAAATCCGATCTTTTACGTCATATACAATGCTAGGCATTTTCATTTAACTTCCTAAAAAATATTTACGATGGCCAACTTGGGTGATTTTTAATATCAAGAGACTCGATTTCGGGCCCAGTCATGCCATCTATTGATGCCTTTATCGAAGATTCCGCTATTCTTATTTGAGTTACTTTATCTTTAACACCCCTAAGTGCACTCATAGTTGCATTTTCTGCGTCTGTTAACGGCCTCTGATCTCGCTTATCCAAAATATCGACGGCGATCATGAGATTCGTGAGTTTACTGGTCGAATCTCCTGTAATACTGTTTACCCTAGTGTTCGCTTCTTTTTCAACTTCGAGTTTATACCGATCATAAATTTCATCTATTTCATCCTGACTAAGGGGTGTCAATGTCCAGCCAAGTACCCAAGATCCGGATTCTAAAGTTGGTAATTGATTTCTAGATAATTTATGTGTTGTAAAATCATACTCAGGTTTTTCTTTTATTGATACCGGATAAACTCCGTAAGATGATAATACACTAGAAAGCACTTGTGATGGAAAGCTCACGTTTGGGTTATCCTTCCTTAATTGAGATTCTGTATATGGAAACTGAGTAGTATTGTCGTTATGTACTTTTATTAGCATAGTATGTATAATTATTATGTTAG